TCAGACTCCGTTTGACCGACGTTCTGCGCGTAGATTTTAAGCGCACCGAGTCGTTCGCTTACCAGAGAATCAAGCCGATCAAAATCAAGACGCTTAACCTTTTCAATGTTTTCGTATTTATCCACCGTTCATCTCCTTAACGGCAACCGCTTTTCCGCTGGTTTCCTCCACATACTGCGCCATTGTTTCTTTGACGTCTGTATGCGCCGAATCAGTAGGAATGTACTTAGTGGTCAACAAATGCTTACCGCGCATCTTGAGATACGCGATTGCTTCCGACCGCTTGCGAATGTTGTACTCACTCACCTTGCACCTCCTTGTAGTCGATGGTTTTACCCTTGCCGCCCCTCGGTAGCATCCGCACACCCACTACCCGTTTCATCTTGCCTTCCTTCACAAGCAATTCAAGACGGTTACGGGCGGTGGACTCGGACACCTTGTGCAGTACCGCGTACTCTTTGATGCTCAAAACGGTATGCTTTCGTCTTTTTGATCTTGGGTTTTTGCATCTTTTTTGGTGAAAGCCAAAGACTGCCAGCGCCCCTTCTCGCCCTCGCGCGTCCAGGCTGACACCCAGTATTCAACCCCGCCTATCAAACAAGAGCCGGTCATTTGCGGCGCTTTTTCATTAGTTTGCTTTGGGTTTTTAAACAAAGAACCAGACAATTCGCGTTGTTCGTAGGCCATTATTTAATTCCTTTTAATTTAGTGAGCATTTCATCAACCTGTGCCAAAAACAAATTGACAGCGGTTGTAAGTTCTTTAATCTTTGCCTCGTCGCGCTTAAATTCAACTACAAACAATTGCAGATGTTTTGGCAGGTCTGGTCTAAAGCTAACAAAATCGCAGAATTGCCGTTCTGTGCAAGCCATTTGCCAGAGCATCTGGTTTTTGTACTTTGTAGGCACTACACCGGCGCAGATATAGGACAAGTGCGTAGCAACCTTTGGGCATTTAATCTCTACTAGCTTATCACTACCCACTAACCCGTCAGGAGAGGCTCCAGCGCGGTCAATTGTCGGATGTAAGACTAAACCCACCTCATCAACCATGATGCCTCTGGAAACCTCGTAGGCGCTTCTGGCAAAGGGTTCGTTCTCTGTCCCAAACTCCATCGCGGAGTTGGTAAAGTCGCTGCCTTGCGGTTTGCCGGTCAACAGTTCCGCAACGATCTGGGCTTGATAATCCCGATATGCAGCCGTTTCAGGCTTGGCAAGCACATTTGAAATCATGCTGGCGGTCACTTTGCCGGAACGAGCTGCAAGCCATTCAGGACTACCCTGCTCTGCGGTAATCACTTTCATTGATTAGCCTCCATTTCCGCAACAAATGCGTCTTTCGGCTGGAGCTGTTCCTTACGCTTGTTCTTGGCGGCGGTAATGATTGTCATGGCTGCTTTGTCATCTGCGGCCTGCGCTTGCTTGTAAGCGTCAGTAAACACCGTTTGCAGGTCTTTTAAAGTAGGCGAAACCCCAATTACCAGCAGGGCTTTTTCAACCCCGTCCATTTTCTTGACCAAGCTCGGCTTAGCAACGGTAGCTGCATTGCCGTCATCATCTTCAGGCGCGACTCCTGTTGCCGCGCTCAAGCTGTACCGCCTGGCATACGTCAAAGCAGACCCGTAACCCTGTGCGTCTACCTTGCTGACCGGCAGGGCCAGCACGCCGCAACCAATCCACTCGCCAGAGCTGTGCAGGATTGTGGTTTCCACGCGCACCTCGTCCTTGTCGCTAGGTTCTACGGACTGGATGTAGGACAAGCCATTAGCAGCAAAGGCGCTGCGGATAGCTTCCACAACCGAGGCCAGATCAGCGTACTTATTTTTAAAGAACGGGTTTGCAGAATCCTTGACTGCGCCCTTGATCTGTCCCTGTGCTTTTGCTAAAGCTGTTGCCAGCTCCTTAATACTTTCTGATTTATTCATTTGTTCCCCCAGATTAAGATTGACCAACAGATAACTGCACCAATGGCGCAGGCATAACTAAATATTTCACTCATCGCTTGCCATCTCGTAGCATTACGTGATCAACGTTCATGCCAGCCCCCTTGCTATCCGAGCACAAAGACGGATGGCATCGTTAAACGCCTTCATGCTTACAACATCTTTAGCATCGAGCATTTCTTGCTCAATTTTTTTGGCAATCGCCTCACCAGCCGCCTCCCGAAGCAAAAACTCCTCTATCGGCATGACTGGCAATTTGAATTCAGACGGGGGCAAACCGTTGTCATTAACCTCCTCCCACGGCAACGCAGTCCCTTGTTCAAAGTCTTTAACGGCAGCTTCCGCGCTTTCGTGGTAATCGGTAACGCGGCCTCCAGGTTCCATGCTGTCTGTGAGTTCTACCCAATAAGCATTGGCGCGTTTGATGACGCAATACTCGTCGCTTCCAAGCCGTGTTTTTATAAAAACGCGAGAGATTTTTCTCATTTTGCGCCCCGTGTTTTGTCATAATTCGCAACGGCGATTTGCCCAACCGTTGCGGCCGTGGGCCAGTTCCACTGATTTTTCAACAGCGGCACTGGCAGACCGGCGTTTTTAAACATCCGTTCCCACACAGGGGCAAACTTCACTCCGCCGCGTTTCATGTTTCCATCCTTTCGTCGGCTAAGTCTTGCGCGTAGTCTTGCGCTTCACGCTTGAGGGTCTTTTGCAAGTCGCTGGCGGCGCGGATCAGCTTGGCAATGTGGGGGGTGCTTCCGTTACAAGCACCGTCTACCGCTTGCATCAGGTCTGCCAAGTCCTCCGCGATAAATGCGTGTTCGGGGATGATGTATTCCGCAAGAAGATTGGCATCTTCAACAATCTCGGTCACGCATTCGGCAACCGCTGTTTCGTCAGCGGGCTTTTTCCAGTCCTCGTCCCCGTGTGCTTCGTTTTGGCTGCTCATTTTTATCTCCTGTTACCGCACCGGCGGTGCGTCTGAAAACACAATATTCCTTGTCAATTACCTTGTCAAGCGATATTTAACAAATATATTTAAAACTGGGCGAAAAGATTCCGCCCAACTATTTATGATTAAATATTGTTGCACAAATAAATTGTTATGCTATATTGACAACATGAAAACACAAACAGCGGTAGATTTCTTCGGTGGTCGGCGTCAACTGGCGCAGGCTCTTAATATCTCGGTTCAGGCCGTGGCGTACTGGGTTAAGAAGGGCGCTGTCCCTCAAGGCCAGGCTTACCGGCTTCAGGTGCTGACAGAGCAAAAACTATTGGTTGATTCATCCGTGTACAAGACGTAGACTGTTTTTACCGCGAAAGCGGCTGCAACCGGGGAACGGCGTTGATCGCGCCTGCCTTGCTCTATCAAGGCTACCCGACCAGATAATGCTTATAGAGGAGCGAAAAATGCACTACTTCCCGTTTCATATCGGCGATTACCGCGCCGCTACAGCTCACCTGTCAAACGAAGAAGATTTAGCCTACCACCGCTTACTTCACGTTTATTACGATACAGAGCTGCCAATCCCGTTAGACCTTGAACCGCTTGCCAGGCGTTTGCGCGTCCCCCGCGCCGCCATTGAAACCGTACTTGCTGATTTCTTTATTTTGACTGAGGCTGGCTGGACAAACAGCCGCGCTGATACAGAAATTGCGAAATATCAGAGCTTTACGGTTAGCGGAAAGAAGGGAGCAGAAACCCGTTGGAGCAAGATTAAGGATAGGGAGCCTATAGGGAGCCTATTGGCAGCCAATGGGGGGGCTATAGGCAGCCTACCAAACCCTAATAGCAACCAAGAACCAGTAACCAAGAACCAACAACCAATAACCAAGAACCAAGATAAACCTAAAGTCAAACCCGCAGGTGCTGAAGCACCGGCATGGCTTCCTCCAAGCTGGCAAACCTACACGCAACACCGGAAAGAATCGCGCAAACCCCTAACGGCTACAGCTCAAACCGCCGCCATTGAGAAACTTAGCCGCTGGAAAGCTGAAGGAAAAGACATTGCCGCGATAATCACGCAAAGCGTCGAAAACGGCTGGAGTGGGCTTTTCGAGGTCAAGCAAGGGGTAGGG